ACCGCAATGTGCGCCTCATGGTCTTGGTACATGAACGCCTTGACCGGCTTGCCAGCAAGAATGTCCATGTTCTCCGACACAGGGTCACGCGGTTTCTGGTCTTCTTCAGTCGGAATGATTTTCCCAATGTTCCGCACACCCAACACCTCAAGCATCTGCTTGTGAAGCTCCGGGAGGTCATAGATTTGGGGGGAAGACTGAGCAAGCTGCATCACCGCCTGCCACTGCGTGACCTTCTGCGCCATCGTGGAAGCGTTGGGGTCGGACACGGGGATAACGTCCACCATGTCATAGTCGGCCTTCTTAGCCTTCCTACCACCCTCTTCCGGCTCGTAGTCGTACTCGTCAGGAGTGAAGTCGCGGATGATGGAAGCAAGAAGGCGCAACTCCCTCTTCATCGCGTAATGCACGCGACTGTGGACGCTCGACATCACTTTCAGACTGCGCTCAAGAATAGCCAACGTGGTGCCTACCGGAGACTGTGCGGACATATCCGAGGCGTTGAGGTCGGTGGTGCTGGCGAACTTGCGCCCCTCATCCACAATGTTCTGCATCAAAGTGAAGAGAACTTGGCTAGGCTCCTTGTACGGCAACGTCATAATGTTGTCTTTGATGGTGCCAGAGGCCACATCAACATCACGGAACTCACCGGGGGAAATGGGCGTGTCGTCCCCCTTAATCCTCATCCCTCGCGTCTTGAACCCACCCGGTAGGTTGGACAGTGTGCCCGCGTCTACGAGTTGACGAATAAGAGAAGTACCTGATTTAGCAAAACTACCCAACAGATGCACAAGACCGAACGCATAAAACCCGAAGCCGGGAATATAGGGATAATGAACGAAGTGTTCTCGCTTAAGTTTTTTCTCATCGTCAGGTGCCCAGTTACGATAGATTGCTAGGACAGTTTGGGTGGACTTCTCAATGGTCACGACGTAAGGCAGCGCAATACCGCCCATCTCCATCTCATCGCTGTCGGCCTCGGGGTCTTTCTCGTCGTATTCCGACAAATCCAAATCCACATGCACTTCTAAAATCTTGAACCGCTCGTCGCTCGTGGCACTGAAGCCCATGTTCTCCGCAATCTTCTTCTCTACCTCATCAAGGTTGCCCCGCGTCGGCTCACCAAGGTCAACGTCACGGTAAAACCCACTGGCTTGCAGCTTGATGACCTCATTCTTGGATTTCCGCATAACGTGAGTTACACGTTCCGCACTGTCGAGGTTGGAAGCGCCGTAGGGCACCACAAGGTCTTCCGCAGGAACGTACAGAGAAATCTGCCGCTCTAGCGCCGGGTCGTAATACACTTTCTTGAACGCATTACCACTTAGCCCCAAGCCCCACAACATCCGCTCATGCTCGGGCCGGTACTCAGTCATGACCTCCGTCAACTGGAAGTTCATATCCGCCGCTACGTTGACCGACGCCTGCTTTTTCTCCGGCGTCTCCTTACCAATGATGGTCGTCTTCACCGGCCCACTCGGCGGGAAGGTCTCCATGATGGTTTCGGCTTGGAACTTAACGAGGGCTTCTGAAAGAAGCGGGTGAAACACGCCGCACGCACCACTCCACGGCTCAGTGCGCTGCTCGATCCGCAATCCCAACAACTCCAACCCGTCAATATAAGTCTGTAACCAGTCTTTGCGCGAAGCAGTGTCGCCGTCGAACGCTTCCAACAAGTCGCCGGCAATGGAGTTCAACGTCCCCTCGTCCATGTCCTCGGCAAGGTTCTTGTAAAACTCTTCAACTTCCGGTGAGTCTTCGTCCTCGATGGGTTCCCCAAGAAGCTCCGCAAGGGCAAACTCGGCACCGGACGGCGGGGTGTTGTCTTCTCCCGGCAAAGTGGAACCGTCGTCAATTACTTCGACTTCAATCTGCATCTCTTCGTCGCCCATCTGTCGATCCTCTTAATAATACGGTTTGCGGTTAGGGTTGCGATACCGCAGGGAAATCTCTTCATCCGGCTCGTCCAACGTCGTGCGGATATACCCGCCCTGACGAAACCGCATCATCGCCATAGACACC